CATCAAGATATGGTAAATATTTTTCATGTTATAGAAAAAGAAACCATTCCAAAGTTACATGAGGAACTATCTGTTTTCTATTCTCGTATTAAGAATACAGAAAATAAACATAGTGAAGAATATTATGAACTGATTGATAAATGGAAAGAAATGAAAAAACAATTATCTCAATTAAAAAATCAAAAGAAAAAATATTTATTAGACAATTCCAAATATATATTTCATTATTATGAAGAAAAACAAAAAATATCCAGTGGAGAAAATATTAAAGATATTATTACCATTAATAAATTTTTTCGTATTAAAGGATTAAATGAAGAAAGTTCTAATTTGAATAATGAAAAATATAAATCATCCAAACAAATATATCATCAATATTGGAAAAATGTCGGAAATGATATTTATCAACTACAAGATTATTTAATTGATTCAGATACTTGTCTCTTGTGCAATCAAGGGGAACTTATCCCTTTGGAAGAAGAAGGAATATTAATTTGTAATAATATTCAATGTGGAAAATTTATGGTACATATTGTAGATAATCAGAAACCATTGAATAAAGAAATGCCAAATGAAGTATCTTATACCGCTTATATTCGTTTAAATCATTTCAAAGAAATTTTATCTCAATTTCAAGCAAAAGAAACCACGAAAATCCCAGAAGAAGTTCTAGAAACAGTAAAACAACGAATTATTAAAGAACGTAAGAAAATATCAGAAATGAATTATAACGAAATGCGAAATATTTTAAGTATATTGGGGTATAATAAATATTTTGAACATATTCAATATATTAATTCTATTTTGGGTATTAAACCACCTATTATGGACGAAGAATTAATTGAAACATTATGTGTTCTATTTATAGAAATTCAACAACCATGGGCTATCTTTTGTCCCATCACAAGAACAAACTTTTTTAATTATACGTATATTTTGTGTCAATTATGTGTTTTATTAGACCAGAAACAATACTTGCCATTCATACCTATGATGAAAGATCGTATTAAACAATTAGAACAAGATATGATTTGGAAAAAAGTATGTAATTATCTGGATTGGGAATATTTTCCAACTGTTTAACTAAGAGAACTAGAGATTTTCTCCTTTTAACTTTATTTTCTAATAGTATAGAAAAGAATGGAATGGCAAGCGAATCATATTGTAGAAGGTGATCCTTCTGAATTACCTTCTATTACCGCTTTTGGTTTTATAAATGACTCATTTCTAGTGGTAGCCTATCAATATAATGATGTTCGTTTTTATCCCATTCGTGTTTGGGATTTAGAAAATCAAACAAGTCGGGTGATGGAACAACAGAGCGAACAAATAGAACCAGTTAGACTACTTTATTGTACAGAAACAGTTCTTGTTACCATTGGTGATAATTATATCTGTATATGGGACCCTGATCTAAAACGAATCGAACATTTTAATTATTTAGTTCATCCTTTTCTAAAATCTTTCGCAGTAGCCTTTAAAAATACACATCCAATCATTGTGTATCAAGAATATGAGTCCATAGTTGTAGAATATAATAATGAAAGTTATATCATTGATGTTGTGGTTGAATGTGTAGCATTGTCTGAAAATGGAAAATATTTAGTTTATATCAATGAAGACAATGTTCTAACTGTTTTTGACACTGATATCAAAGAGAGGATCCAAGAAATCCAGTTGGATGAAGAATTATTAATATGTCAATGCTTATTTAAACCAAATTCATTAGAAATAGTTATAGGTTCTAGTTCAGATGTCACGTTTGTTACTTTTTTTCCCTCCGAAGATACCCATCGTAGTTTTAGCAAACGGCATATACAAGAAGAACAGAAGACAAGTAGGACTATGTTGACATTCACAATGTGTTTAACTCAAGAAACATTGGTTCTGTATAGAGATGACAATAAAAATGATCATAAAATGCAACTTTGGGAAGGCCATAGATATGAAGGATTGACTGAAATCTCCCGTCCATATTTACTCCAACCAGTTGTGTGTGGTCTAATCTCATCTCTTAATCATTTTGCAGTGATGGGCACTTTTTATATTTATTTTTTTGCCTATTCATCTAATATGGTTATACTGACATGGAGACCAAATCCAAATGAAATGATTGTTATTCTCTCTGCCAACTCTTCCCTTATACAATCTCCTTTTCATTCAACAAGTTCATCATCCAACACTCAACTGATTCATCCTTCCATTGTGTATCATGACAAAGATATTCTACCGACAACTATTGAAAAGTATCATTGGAAGAAAATTAAAGAGCCTATACCTGTCATGGATTGGATAAGTGGCGAAGAAACCCCATTGTTAGAACATATGAATTCAAAAGAAGATTCCTTTTATTTTTGGATACCGAATATGCTTTGTTTAGCATTTACCAAAGATAAGATGGAAGAACTAAAGAAAGATTTTTCAAATATTAAATATGAATGTAAAAAAGTGGATACTACCCTAGTACCTAGATTGGAAAATATAAAAAAGAAAAATCCTTTTCTTGCTCTACGTTCTCTTGGTTTTTTTGGTGGTCTTTTACCTCTAAGCGAGATAAAAAGTGCTTATAAATCAAAACATCGTCTCTTTCATTTATCAAAAACAGAAAAGCGATGTTTGACAATCACTTCTTTACAAATGCTCACTTCTAATCCACAAGCAGTAAGTGCAGATCATTGTCAAATGGGTAAAGACGATTTTATCTATACACTTAAGTTTATACCCGATCATTATTTGATAAGAAGCGTACGAAAAAGTAAAAAACGGACTAAAGCGAAAAGTGGAACGAAAGCGAAAAGTGGAACGAAAGCGAAAAGTGGAACTAAAAAGTCTATGAAGTAAGTTCAATTCTAAAAAGATATTTCTATCAAAAAGTTCAATGTTCGAAGAAAAGAATATAAATATTATTCATACATTTCATATACAATGACACGCGTAATTGGTATTGACTTAGGCACAACTTATTCATGCGTGGGTGTATGGCAAAACGATCATGTAGAGATTATAGCAAATGATCAAGGACATCGTACGACACCTTCTTATGTGTCCTTTACTGCAGAAGAACGATTGATTGGTGATGCTGCCAAATCATCAGCCTCTCAAAATTGGGCCAATACTGTTTTTGATGCGAAACGTTTGATTGGTCAAAAATTTGATGATCCACAAGTACAACGCGATTTGAAACATTTATCCTATAATGTAATCAATCAAAACAATAAACCAATGATACAAGTTCAGTATAAAAATGAAGAAAAGGTGTTTTCACCAGAAGAAATAAGTGCAATGGTTCTAATTAAAATGAAAGAAATCGCAGAAGCGTTTCTAGGAGAAGAAGTGAAAGACGCCGTAGTTACTGTACCTGCCTATTTTAATGATTCACAACGTCAAGCTACGAAAGATGCGGGACTTATTGCTGGATTGAATATTTTAAGAATTATTAATGAACCTACTGCTGCTGCGATTGCTTATGGATTAGATAAGAAAAAGTCTGGTCAAGAACAAAATATTTTGATTTTTGATTGTGGAGGTGGAACATTTGATGTTTCTATTTTATCTATTGATGATTCTATTTTTGAAGTGAAAGCAACAGCAGGTGATACACATTTAGGTGGTGAAGATTTTGATACTCTTTTGGTAAGTCATTTTGTCCAAGAATTTCAAAAAAAACATAAGATCAATATTTCGGATAATAAGCGTGCCATAAGAAGATTACGAACAGCAAGTGAGAATGCAAAACGAACATTATCTTCTGGTACTGTTGCCAATATTGAACTAGATAGTTTACATGAAGGATTAGATTTTAATGCAAGTATTACTAGAGCTAAATTTGAAAATTTATGTGAATCTTTATTCCGAAAGACGATTGCACCAGTAGAACAAGTTCTACGTGATGCTAAATTATCAAAAAATAAAATTGATGAAATTGTATTGGTGGGTGGTTCAACAAGAATTCCTAAAATTCAACAACTATTGAGTGAATATTTCAATAATAAAGAATTATGTAAATCTATCAATCCTGATGAATGTGTAGCTTATGGTGCTGCTGTTCAAGGTGCTATTTTATCTGGTTCTAAAGATGAAAAGATTTCTGATTTATTATTGTTAGATGTTTGTCCTTTAAGTCTGGGCTTAGAAACCGCTGGTGGTGTCATGACTAATTTAATTAATCGCAATACAACCATTCCTGCAAAAAAGTCACAAACATTTTCAACGTATGCAGATAATCAACCAGGTGTTTTAATTCAAGTATATGAAGGAGAACGAGCATTGACAAAAGATAATACATTGTTAGGTAAATTTCAATTAGATGGAATTCCTTCTATGCCACGAGGTCAACCACAAATTGAAGTAGTGTTTGATATCGATGCAAATGGAATTTTAAATGTTTCTGCTGCTGAAAAGTCATCTGGTAAATCTAACAAGATTACGATTACCAATGACAAAGGACGTTTAAGCAAAGAAGATATTGAAAGAATGGTAGAAGAAGCTGAAAAATATAAACAAGAAGATGATCTTGTAAAAGAACAAATAGAAAGTGTAAATAAATTAGAAGGATATCTATTTCATGTGAAAAGTGAATTAGAAAATCAAAAATCAACAATGGATTCTACGAAATATGAAGCTTTGTCTTCTAGTATTTCTGAAATGCAAGATTGGTTATCTTCTAATCGGAAAGAAAAGAAAGAGGTATACGAAACAAAATACAAAGAGATGGAAACATTGTATATGGAAAGTATTTCTAGTGGATCAGCTCCTTCATCCAGTTCTAGTTCTTCTTCTAGTTCTGGAACAGCTCCTTCTTCTGATGAATCAGAGGAACAAGGCCCACATATTGAGGAGATTGATTAATAAGGTAGTGCGATCTTTTAGGGATTTGTAAGTTCTAATGTTTTGTTATAAAAAATTCCGAAAACCTTGGAATTTTTTATTATTATTTGAGACTTAGATTTAATCCTTTTGAAAAGGAGGGGTCGTAGGGGAACCTTGGTTCCCTACACTTGGTTCCCTACCTACCTACCATACATCGCAGCAGGGAATTTCACAAGATTAGCACCTATACCGAAACCAGCACCTCCTCTTGCACTACTAGCCATAGTAGGAACAAACACATCCAAAATAGCGAAAGTAGCCGCAGCCGACATGGCAATGATACAAACTTCTTCAATATTCAATTTCTGTTTAGGAATAACAAAGGCGGCAAATGCAACCATAATACCTTCTACCAAATACTTGATGGCTCGCTTCACAAATTCATTAAAGTCAAGCATTTAAACTATATATAAAGAAAACAAAAAAGTTTTGATAAAAAGTATTTTTGTTTTCTTACAAAAAAGAACTTAAATGTCATCCTTTTTATTTTCCTAAATACATGGCAACCAAAGTATTTGAACCAAAAATGTCTTCCAATGGAAAAATCAATCCAAAATATGTAGATTTGCTAAATGAAGATCCAGTGATTCCTTCTCAATTATATGGATGTTATTCTTTTGTTTCACCAGAAAAAATCATCAAACAAAAAGAAATGTTCTTTTTTGAAAAGTTTGTAAAACAATGGGGATATGCTAAAGCTTTATCTATGTATTCTGATTTTACACAATTTTTGTCCTTTAAATACAAAATTGATCCAGAAAGTATTATGAATGACTTGGTTGAATTTGTAAAAGAAGAAGAAAATATCCTAAAAAGAGAAGATTCTGAAGGAGATTATAGACTTTTTATGGATAAACATGAAACAAAACTAACAGAAGAATTTCAAAAGACTCATAAATTTCAAACGAGTGTTCGTGGTTTTATTAACCGTGGTAATTTTGCTACAGCGGAAGAAGCTGAAAAATATGCAAAAGAATTAAGAGATCGTGATCCCAATCATGATATTTTTGTAGGAAGAAATTTTGTTTGGACACCATTAGATCCTGATGCTTATAAGACAGGACGTATTGAGTTTCTAGAAGAAGAATTAAATCAATTACAT